TATCAAGCAACAACAACTAGAGTTTACGAAGCCATGCCAAGTAAACCAGTTATTTTAGATTTGTCTTTAGATTTTATTAACAATATGTTGTTGATTGCACCGCCAGAAGAAAACAAAGAACAAGAAAAAGAGCAATCAGAAAGCAAGCAAGATAACAACTTGTTAGATTTTGGTGAGTTAGATATTGATTATTTAGCTGATGACTCTTTAGATAAAGACGAATTAGAATTTACTGAATTAGATTATGATGCTTTAAATGTAAATTTTTTAGAAGATTTGCTTGATATAATTACAGAGCTTGATGTTTTAGATAACGAAGAAGAGCTTACTCAAACAATATCTGCTGTAAATATAGAAGGCACAAGTATAGGGCAAGACCAAAAAACACAGATAACAACAGTAGTTTCAGGTCAAGAAATAAAACTTACAAGAGAAGTTGCACAATCAACATCTATACAAATAGATAGTGGCGAAAGTTATTTAGTTGTATTAGAACAAGATGGGGTAATGAACCAAGTTAAAGTAAATGGTGGAGGGTCATCAGTAATAGTGATAAGACAAAGTCAATGAGAAAAATATTATTAACAATAATTATATTTACATTTTTATTAGGTTGTACAGAAACAATCGTAGCTTATGATGAAGCTACAAATAATTTTATTATGAAGCAAGGCAAAGCAACTGCAGGAACAATAACTGTAGATAAGAATGATAACTGTCAAGTAGTTGATGGTATCTTTGTGGTGTGTGGTCAATGAGTAAAATACTTTTAGGAGTTATAGCAGTTTTGGTTTCTATATGTGGATTTTTGTATTGGCAAAATTCTTCTCTTCAATCTTTGAACAGAGCATATGAATTAAGAGACCAAGAACAAAAAGAAGCAATAGAAAGTATGCAGCAAGATTTTGAAATGCAAACACGAGGATTAGTAGAACTTCAAACAAGAAACCAAGAAATCGAACTAGAGATGAATAGGTATCTTGATATTTTTAAAAGACACAATCTTAGCAAGCTAGCAGCAGCTAAACCGGGGTTGATAGAAAAGAGGGTGAACAATGGAACTAAAGAAGTATTTGATGGTATTGAAACAGATAGTCGTATTATTGATGGTCTCGATAATGGCTTACAGTTGCAGCCTGATTCCTAAACAAGTAGATGTAATAAGTAAACCTCTCAAAAGAACCATAGCTCAACCAGTTATGCCTAGAGAGATAGATTTGAAAGAGCCATATTGGTTTGTAGTATCAGAAGTAAATGTTGATGAGTTTTTAGAAAGAGTAAAAAAAGAAGAAGGTCGTATAGTATTTGTAGCTATGTCAATTCCAGACTATGAGTTGATGGCTTACAATATGCAAGAACTAAAGAGGTATATAAATGAGCTTAAAGAAGTGGTGGTCTACTATAGAAAAGTCACTACCAACGAGGAATAAGAAAATGAAAATATCTAAAGAGGGTATTGCCCTTATAAAAAAGTTTGAGGGTTTAGAGCTTACAGCTTATCAAGATAGTGTAGGAATATGGACTATAGGTTGGGGTCATACTAAAGATGTATTTGAGGGTATGGAAATATCTAAAGAAGAAGCAGAAGCATTTTTAGAAATAGAGCTTGAAGAGTTTGAAGGTTATGTTGAAGATTTAGTAGATGTTGAATTAGAACAATGTCAGTTTGATGCTTTAGTCTGTTGGACATATAACTTAGGACCAACAAACTTGGCTAGTTCTACAATGCTCAAAGTTTTAAATAAAGAGATGTACGAAGAAGTTCCATATCAAATGAAAAGATGGAACAAGGCAGGAGGAGAAGTATTACAAGGATTAGTTAGAAGAAGAGAAGCAGAAGCTTTGCTTTTTCAGGGAGAGCCTTGGCACGAAGTATAAATGGCATTAGTTAAATATCAATTTAGACCCGGAATTAATAAAGAGCTTACTTCATATGCAAATGAAGGAGGTTGGCTAGACTCTGATAAAATTAGATTTAGATACGGCAAACCTGAAAAAATAGGAGGTTGGTCTAAAAATTCAACTAATAGTTTTTTAGGAACTTGCAGAGCATTACACACTTATAAAACATCTACACTTGCAAGCTATAATGCTTTAGGCACACATCTTAAATGGTATGTTCAAGAAGGTAATTCTTTTTATGATATTACTCCTGTTGATAATACTACTGCTGCAGGTGATGTGACTTTTACAGCAACAAGTGGTTCTACAACTTTGACAGTAAATGATACATCGCACAATGCAAATCCCGGAGACTTTGTAATATTTTCAGGTGCAGCAACTGTAGGTGGCAATGTGACAGCTACTGTTCTTAATCAAGAATATCAAATACAAAGCACAACAACTAATACTTATACAATTACTTTAGCTCAAGCTTCAAACCATAGTGGTAGTGGTGGCGGTTCAAATACAGTTGGTACATATTTATATGGCTCAGGATTAGATGTTTTTGTTTCAGGTTCAGGTTGGGGTGCAGGTGCATGGGGTTCAGGAACATGGGGAAGCACAAGTCCTGTTGCAGTATTTAGTCAATTAAGATTGTGGAGTATAGATAATTTTGGAGAAGATTTAGTAGCTGTTCCAAGAGGTGGACCATTGTTTGTTTGGCAGGTTGCTAATGGTGTAGCAACTAGAGCAGTATTAGCTAGCTCTGTAGCTGGTGCTAGTAATTGTCCTATATCAGCTTTTCAAATTATGACTTCTGATGTTGATAGACATTTAATAGCATTAGGATGTAATCCAATAGGAAGCAGTACAGTAGACCCATTATTTGTTAGATGGTCTGATTCTGAAAATATGTTTGATTGGACTCCATCAGCTACTAACTCTGCAGGCGGTGTTAAGTTATCATCAGGTAGTCAAATTATTGGTGCAGTCCAAACCAGACAAGAAACATTAGTTTTTACAGATGCTAGTGTATTTTCTATGAGATTTGTAGGAAGTCCTTTTTACTTTTCATTTAATGAAATAGCCAGAGGGATAGGAATGATTGCACCTAAAGCTGGTGTTGCAGTTGGTGGTCAAGTATTTTTTATGGATGATGGTGCTTTTTACAGAGCAACAGGTAATATTGAAAGAATAAATTGTACTGTACTAGACTATATATTTAGTAACATAAATAAATCACAAAGATTTAAAATTTTTGCAGGACATAATCAAACTCATAATGAAGTAATTTGGTTTTATCCTTCAGCAAGTAGTAATGAAATAGATAGATATGTGACTTACAATTATGCAGAAAAAGTTTGGAGTGTTGGAACTACTGCAGATAATTTTACAAGAACAGCTTGGAATCAAGCACCTTTGTTAGATTTCCCACTAGCAACTGGTAAGCTAGACAATACAAACAACAACTATATTTATAATCATGAAACTGGTAATACAGCAGATGGTACTGCTTTTAATGCTTACATAGAATCTGCAGATATTGATTTAGACCCTGACGGAGAATCGTTTATGTTTGTAAATAAAGTTATACCTGATATTGAATTTTTAGGGTCAAGTAATTCTAACGATACTGTTAATTTAACTTTAAAAGGAAGAAGATATCCTGCTGAAACACGCTCAACTTTATCTACTATCGCTTTAACTCCTTCAACTCAATTTACAAATACCAGAGGCAGAACAAGGCAAGTATCTGTGCGTATAGAAAATAATGGTGGCGATTTTGGTTGGAGATTAGGAGACTCTAGATTTGATATTAAAACTGATGGAAAAAAATAATGGCTGCTAAATCTTCACCACCTTTACCTTTGCCAAACAATGAATATGAACTAGACAATGAGTTAGTGACTAGACGAACTATTGAGCAAATATTACAAGATATATTTAATGACTTAGCTGCAATAGATAATATGAAAACTGCAGCTTTATCTAAATCAATAAAGAGGCATCAATTTTTATTAATGGGTACAAAAGGTAATGTCTGATACTTTAAAGATACTAGGGCAGATAGCTCCAAACGCAACAACAGAAACAGATTTATATACTGTGCCTGCATCTGTTCAGACTACTGTTAGTTCAATAGTAATAGCAAATAGAGATTCAGGAGCAGCTACATATAGACTTTCGGTATCTGCTACTGGTGCTGCAACATCTAACAAAGATTTTTTAATTTACGATAAAGCATTAAGTGGTAATACAACTGACACAATAGTCATTGGTATTACTCTTAATGAAACTGATAAAATAAGGGCATATGCGTCTACAGCTAATTTAAGCTTCAACGCATTTGGCTGTGAAACATCCGAGGAATAATATGAATAATATTCAAAGCCAAGTTAAAAACATAGCTTCTAGAGGAAGATATGGAGACACTACTCTTGTGCATATGAACCCAACTGAAGTTGCTGGGTTAGCACAGATGGGTGCAATGACTATTAATCCACAAACTGGATTAGCTGAAGCTTTTGGTTTTAAAGATTTAATACCTATTGCTGCAAGTATTGTAGGTGGTGTATTTGGTGGACCAGTAGGTGCTGGTCTTGGCTCAGGTTTAGCTACAGGTATATTAGAAGGTGACTTGAAAAAAGGAATTGCAGCAGGTCTTACATCATATGGATTTGGTTCTATATTACAAGGTGCTGGTGCTGCTGCTAAAGGTGCAGAAGCTGCATCAAAAGTTGCTGCAGAAGAAACAGCTAAAGCTGCTGCCAAAGCTGGTACAGAACAATTTACTGAACAAGCTTTAGGAAGTGCATTAGAAGAATTAGGCTCTGCTGGTACAGAAGCTTTAGCACAAGAAGTAGGTAAAGAGGCTTTATCAGCGACTACAAAAGCTGGAATTGCTGAAGCTTCACAAGCAGCAGGAGAAGCAATTACACAAGAAGCATTAAAAAATGCACCTACTAATTTACTAACATCTGCTAAAGATGCTTTTACTCCTTTATCAGGTTCGGAAGGTTTTGGTAAATTTACTTCTGTATTTGACAACATAGCTGCAGGTGCTGCTCAACCAGCAGCTTATTTACCTATTGGTATAGGTGGTACTTCTCTAGGAATGATGGAAGCACAAGAGCAATATGAACAAGACTTAGCAGAGGGCAATAGGCAAGATTTATTAGAAAGAGAATATGAAGCTATGATGAGACCAGAGCCTTTATTGTATTCGGCAACAGGAGGACTTACTCAATTTAATACAGGAGGCAACACAAAGCCACAGGTAATCTCAAGGCAGAAAAGACCCTATGCTGTGAATAGAGATTATATGCCCGGACTAAATCCTCCAGCTACTACTGTTATGGGTAGTGCTGCACCTGAATTTCAAACAATAAATCCTAATATGCCTAATAACATTTATGACAATGTAAGTAGAGGTGGTTTTGGTGTTGAAAGCCAAGGAGTTCCTACGCAAAATGTTATTGACCCTTATCAAAAATATACAGGCGTAGCACCTCCAGCTTTAATACAAAAAGAAGCTGTGCAAGCTCCAGCCGCACCTCCTGCTTTGATGACCGCAGAAAATTTAACTAATGAAGTACCTTCTTCTCCTTCTCTTCTTGACCAAATTACAACAGGTTTAGGAGTGCAAAATCCATTTAATATACCTGATGCAAGCGGTGCTTTTGTTCCTAACTATGGTGAATATCAAGGGATGAACGAAGGTGGAGAAACTTCTATTGACCCACTAATAAAAGAAGCAAAAGCTTTTATTATGGGAGAAACAGAGGATGACAGCATTGTGCAAAAGTTTGTAGAAAAATATGGAACAGATGCTTACTTAGCTTTGAGAGAGGAAGTCTTGCAGTCTTTAATACCTAATGCACAAACAGAAGGATTAATTGCAGGGGTAGGCAATGGTGGTATGGATGATGACCTTCGAGGAAACATTGGAGGCAAGGAAACTATAGCTGTGTCTCAAGATGAATTTATAGTTCCTGCAGATGTAGTATCTATGTTAGGCGATGGTAGCTCAGATGCTGGTGCTAAAGAACTATATGACATGATGGATAGAGTCCGCAAAGAAAAATATGGAACTACAGAACAAGCTAAACCTATAGACAATAGTAAGGTGTTGCCAGCATGAATGATGTTGCATTAAAAAATGAACCTTCTGGAGAATATAATTTTTCTATAGTCAATAATGATGAGTTAGTTTTAGTTTGGGAAGGTGCTAAAAAATATTTAGAAAAATCTTGTAAGCGTTCTAATGGTCGCATTAGACCTGAAGATATTTTTTATGATTGTTTGAATGGCAGTCATAGACTTTGGATAGTATTTGATACTGGCTCTTTTGATATAAAAGGTATTGTAGTGACACAAAAAGTAATTTATCCAACAGGAAAAGCTATGTTAAGTCTTGAGCATATAACAGGAAATAACATGGAGGACTGGGTAGAAACTCTTATAAAAGAGTTAGAAGTAGTTGGTAAAAGAGATGGCTGCGATGGTATAGAAGGTATAGGTCGTGCAGGATTTTGGAATTGGATAAAAGATAAAGATTGGAAAAAATTAGCAGTTTTTTTTGAATATAATTTTGAGGTAAAAAATGAGAAGATATAAAGGCGGAGGAGGAACTCCAGCAAGACAAGAAGTTTTTTCTTCTAAGTTGCCAGCATATGCAGAGCCTTATTTTACAAGGTTATTAGGAAGAGCAGAGTCAGAAAGCTTACAACAATATACTCCTTATGGAGGAGAAAGATTAGCTGGCTTTGGACCTGATGAAGCTACATCTCAAGCTATGACTAGAGGATTTGCTACAGCAGGAACACCTGAAGCATTTACACAAGCTAGTGGCAATATACAAGACATAATTAATACTGGTACTAATATTAATCCTTATGAAAGATTATCTTTTGAAGAAGGTATAAATCAATTTATGAATCCATATCAACAAGGAGTTATTGATATGGCACAGAGAGAAGCTATTAGGACATCTAATATTTTAGGTAATCAGATAGCATCAAAAGCTGCACAATCTGGTGGTCTCGGTGGTTATCGTGAAGCTATTATGCAATCAGAAAGAGAAAGAAACTTAGGGCAAAGACTTGACGATATACAAACTAGAGGACAAGACAGAGCATTTAATATGGCTATGCAACAACTAGCCAGAGAAAGACAGGTAGGTTTACAAGAAGAACAATTAAGACAAGCTGCAGACAAATTAGGATTGGCTGGTAGTCGTTCTTTAGCAGATATAGGTTCATTAACTCAACAAGATGCTTTAGCTAGAATTGGTGCATTAGGTAGAATTGGAGAACAAGAAAGAGCTATGCGACAAGCTGGTCTTGATATAGGTTATGATGATTTTGCAAGACAAAGAGATTTTGCTAGAGACCAATTAGGTTTCTTTAGTAATGTTTTACAGGGTTTACCTATCAAGCCTGACCAAACAGTATCAACATTTCAAAGACAACCCGGATTACTACAGCAAGCTACAGGTGCTGGTCTTACAGGACTTGGCATATATAGAGCTTTACAACCGGGTGCTGGAGGACAACCATCATGAGCAATTTAGTAGAGATAGCAAAAGATTTAGAGTATGTTCCTGATGAAGAACTAATACAATTAGCTAATGGAAGTGACCCTCGCTTTCCACCTTTTGTAGTTATATCAGAGATAAAAAGAAGAACTGATATGAGAAGCAGAGCATCTGAACCAATCCCTAAAACTACAGTTGCACAAGAAATGGTTCAAGAATTTGCTATGCCTAGTAGGCAAGGCTTGGAAGGTATGTCTCAGGATACTACAGGTATCCTCCCCCCAACTGTATATAATAGAGATATGCCTTCCTCTATGATGGCAAGTGGTGGAAGCACAAATCCACAAGGATATTTTTTTGGTGGGTCAGTCACAGCTACAGGACCTAGTGAACCTGTTTATGATGAAGATGGTAATTTATTAGAGGGTATTGAAGCATTAAAAGCTTCTGGTAAATTGCGTAGATTTTTAAAAGCTTTAATGAAAGAAGGTGGATTAACTGGTTATGCTGATAGAGGTAAAACTGAATTTACACCTACTTATGTAGTACCCGGTGGGTATTATGCAAATCCTAAGTTTATTGATGCTGTAGATAGAGGAGAAATTTTTATTGGTGGACCAAATGAATTTAAATACATGAAGCCTGAAAGAGCAGGAGACACAGCTTATAACTATCTTATGGATACAAAGGGTGAGCCTAAAAGAGTTATTAGAAAACCTTTTAAAGAAAATTTTGATTCTGCAGGTGATGCAATATTAGAAGGACTGAAGGAAGCAGGCAACATTATGTTTAATCCTTTTCCAAATGAATTTAGAAAAAATATAACTGATACAAAACAACTTGAAGCTTTAGTCGAAGGGCGTGAAGAAAAGAAAAAAGAAAGACGAGAAATGATTGCTGAAGATAGGGAAGATTACAGCAGAAAGATGGAGCAGTTTATAGATGCTAAAAATGAAGCTCGTGCTAATAGGCTTGGAATGTCTGAAGAAATGAAAAATCAATTTAGAAAAGAATACAAAGCAATAATTGAAAATTCTAGAGCAAAAAATTTACCACCAGAATTTACAACTTTACAACTTGAAGGCTTACAAAGAAAGTATGAAAGGTTAGCACCATTCCAAGAAATAAGAAATCTTGCTGGCATTATAGGAATTACACCTAAGTTTAATCCTTTTGTTGAAGATGGCAAAAGAATTAAAGGTAAGGATATGATTAAACGAGTAGAAGGAAAACAAGAAGGTGGTTTAACTGGTTATCAAACTGGTAATCAAACTGCACTTGCTGGTTCTTTTATTTATGGCGGTAACTATGCAGATAATTTAGAAGATTTCTTAGACATGAAAAGAAAAACCAGCACTATGGATAGAAGAGAGCAATCTTACCTTGGACAAGATGATTTAAAATTTCCTATGCTTAGCACTACTCCTGACTTTAGTATGGATATGAGTGGCATTGGTGCATTAGCATTTGACCAAAAAGACTTGAATGAAAATGTTCAATCAACTTTACCTTTCATGCCTTTTGGCGAACCTGACAGAGTAGTTAATGCACAGTCTATTGCCAATCAACAGAAAAGAGTAGACGAAGCTCAAGAATTTCTTAATAAACAATTAAAGATTGGTGATAGAGGAGGTCTTGGTGGAGGGTCGTCTTATATAGACCAAGCAAGAAGGAGACTTGCCACAGCTAAAGCAAGATTAAATGCTATGTTAAATAGACAAGATTTAGATGTTCAAATAGCAGAAACTGAAGAGAAAGTTAATGAACCAGTTAAAAAACAAATAGCTGAGTTTAGCGACCTTCTTGATGGCAAGATAAAAATTGAAACTGATGATGGTTCTAAAGATGGTACAACTGATACTTCTACATCTAAAAAGTTTGCAGACATGGATTTGAATATACCTGAGAGGACACAAAAACCTAGAACTGAAGCACAAATGAAACAACAACTTAACGCAGATGTTCTTATGACTTTAGGTACTGCTATCGGTAGTTCTGCAACACCTGCAGAAATATTCCAAAAATTATCTGGATTACCTGCACAGCTTGCAGCATCTAGAAAAGAGCAAAGAAAAGAAGTTAGAGATTTTGAAAGTGATAGAAGAGCAGATGCTTTACAAAAACTTAATATACAAATTGCTTTGAAGAAAATAGACCAAGCTCAAGAGCAAGCTAAATTAAAAGGTGATGCTAATGATATAGCTGCTATAAATGCAATAGCTGATGTTTTAACAAACATAACAGATACAAGTTCGCCAAGATATAAAGCTGCAGAAAATGCTTTAGATAGTATCATTGCAAAATTAACTGGCAGTAATGCTCAAGGAATAGCTGCGTTAGAAAAACAATTTGAAAATATAGCAACGCTTGGAGGATAATAATATATGCCTACAAGATATGATTTACCTGATGGTAGATTTGTAAATGTTCCTGATAATCCTGATAAACAATATCTTATTAGATTACAGAATACTTTAGCTCAGGAATATCCTGAGTTTATTAGTCCTTATACAGAACCAGTTGAAACTACTTTTGGTGGAGATTTAGCAGAGGTTGCTAAAGGTATTCCAAGAGGATTAGCAAATACTTTTTTATCTGCTGGTGAAGGTATAGCTAATTTATTTGATAACGATAATGATAATGCAGTTAGCAATGCTTTAAGAAATGCACAACAAGTAATAAATGAAAGTGCTTTAGGTCCAGCAGAAGGATACGAAGAAAGATTTAGTACACAGTTTGGACAAGGTTTAGGTTCTTTTGCTTCATTTTTAATTCCGGGAACTGCTGTAGCAAAACTTACTGGGTTAGCAGGCAAAGCTAAAAACTTACAAGGTTTAGTAAATCAAAGTGTATTGCAAGGAAGAAATCCAAAGCTTACAGAAAAACTTACAAAAAGTTTAGATGATGTCACCAAAAGATTAAACAAAGTACAAACTGCTTCTGCTCTAAGTGTAGCTATGCCTGTAGGTATATCTGAACAAGGTCGAAGAATAGAACAAGCAGAAGCATTAGGAGAAGATGTTGGTGCAGGTCAAGAAATTTTATCTGAATTATTAGGTGCTGGTGTTGGTGCTACAGAAATATTTGCACCTACTTTCTTGTTAAGAAAGATAACTAAAGCTGGTGCAACACAACTTAATGTTTTAGACAGAATTAAATCTGCTATGGCTACAGGTACTGTAGAAGGATTGCAAGAAGGATTAGCTGAAATATTACAAGATGCAATAGCTGCTGGTGTATATAGTGATGAACTTCCTGTTGGAGAATCTGTATTTGATAGCATAGTGACTGGTGGTGCTGTTGGTGCTTTTGCTGATTTAGTATTACGAGGTTTTGCTGGACCTGCTCGTATAGGTCAAAGCTTTGATTTAGAACAAGAAACTTTATCTAGAAAAAAAGCAGATGAATTAAGAGCAAAACAAAAAGCAGAACAACAAGCTATTTATGACAACAATGTTCCTTTTGTAGAAGATGAAGTTGTTATTGCAGCAAGCCAAAGGGGTGATGGTAGCCTTGGACCTTTAATAAAAAGCGAACCTATACCAGAGTCAGATGCTACAACATCACAAAGAGAAGAGCTTCCTTTCTTAGAAAATGTAGAGGTTGTAAACAATGAAGATGGTTCTTCTTCTGTTGTTGGCATGGTATCAGGAACAGAATACAGCAATCATTTTATACCTATAGAAAGCTTTGATAGAAATGGTAATTTAATTCAAACAAATCCTGATGTATTAGGTGCAATGGAAGAAGCATCTAAAAATGCTTTAGTAGTAGCTGATGAATTAAGAACAAAATTTATACAAGATACTGGTAGTCAAATATCAGATATTGTTGGAATGAAAGATAATCCAACACTTCAAAGACTAACTCAAAATTTGTATGACCCTTTAGCAAATCAAGTTGATGCTAGGAAAGTTGCTGTTATGGAATCTACTAACAGCAAAGCAAGACAAGAACAGCTAGCTAGAATAGATGAAATAGAAAACTTAGAAAAAGTTCTTAATGCACAGATGATAAGAGACCTTACTGGAGAAGGTACGCTAGATGAAAATAAAATAAAAGAACTAGAAAAATTAATTGCTCTAAATAGACCTGCCTATCCATTAGATGCAATTCCACCTAAATATCCTAATGGCAGAAAGAAAACTAAAGCACAACTTAAAAAAGAATTAACTGCAGAGTTTGGTTCTGAAAGAGCAAAAGACCTTATGGAACGCTATGATAATGGCGATATTGTTTCACCTATCCAAGAGGCAATGAAAGAAACTCAAGGTAGCTTGCTAGAAGATTTATATAAAATAGCAGATGCAAAAGGTATAGAAAGAAAAGGCTATTACACAATACCTGAAGTCAAAAAGCTTTTGAAACCAAAAGACTTTAACCAAGCTTTATCTGATAGAGCAAATGTAATTTATAGATTAGATGAGCAGTTAGGAAACATAAAAGCTATTGGCAGAAACAAAGATAAAATAGATGTAAGTCCTGAAGCTTTTGAAGAAATATTAGCAGCTAAAAATATTGACGGAAATATTACTAGTCCAGAGTTTGATTTTATTAACTCTCAATTATCAGGAGAAGCTAAGTTTTCTAGAATGAACAGGGGTCAGAAAGAACTCTTGATGACTAGAATACAAGGTCTGCCTAGATTTAATACTTTAACTAAGATACCTGATTTAAAACCTAGACAATATACAGCACAACAACTCAATGCTTTTTATCAAGGATATGTTAATGGCAAAATTACTGATAAAGAAATACAAGCTTTCTTTAAATCACAGAATCTAACAAACACAAAAACACAAAGAGATAAATTTAAAAACGATTTACTTAATAGTGGTCGTGCAACTAAAGTAGGAAACCGAGTACAAGGTAATCCTTTATTTCTACAACAACAAGAACAGCGACAGTTCGATGAGGCAAATCAACCAGCAGAAGTTGAAGTTCTAGCCTTAGACCCCCCTATAACAAATAAAACTTATGATTCTCTTTATGAGGATTTAAGAAATCGTTTGAATGAATTAGGTCTTTCTGACTTAGGTTTAAGGTTTACAGACCAAATGCGACAAATAAGAAATGCTGTAAGAGATGACAATGGAAACATAGTAGCTTTAAAAACACTTAAGGATGCTAAAGGCAAACCTTTTACTCCTGAAGCAGAAACAGATAAAGCTATGCAAGAGATAGTTTTTTATATGGGAACGATTGACCCTAATAGAACTTACGATAGAAAAAACTTTGAAGAACAAATACAAGGAACTTTTTCTCATGAGGTATATCATGGTCTGCGTGTTCTAGATTTGATAACGCAAAAAGAACATGAGTCTTTAATAAAAGAAGCCAAAGCAAAATTACCTGATAATGTATTAGAAGAGCTTTATAAAAATTATGTAGAAGAAGGCGTATTAGCTGAAGATTCTGCAATGCTTCAAGAAGAAATGGTTGCTGAATTATTAAGATTACATACAACTAATCCTGAAGTTTTAAACAAACCAACAAGAACTATCTTCCAAAAGATTTTAGATTTCTTTAGAGAATTTATTGGAGCAACTTTTAATAGTGATTTTAGAAGTCCAGTCAAAATTTTAGAAGATATTAATAGTGGAGTGATTGGTGCTAGAGAAAGAAATGTTATTCGTTCAAGACGAGATACAGATGCTTTTGGCGATAGATTGTTGAGTTCAGAATTAAGAGCCGAAGATGCACAAAAAGTTGTAAGCGAAGATGATGCTAGTAATAGTGATGCAATAAGAAGAACAAATAATTTAAGTAGCTATTTACCTGACCCTGCTTACAGATTAAAACCTACACTAGATATAGATACATTACTCGGAGAGTCTGATGCTCAAGTTGCAGTTATAAATCTAGCAAGAGATAAAGGCGTTATAAATATTACAGCAGAAGATTTACAAAATCTTTATAACGAAGTTAAGACAACTAGTACACAAACTCCTCCACCTTTTAAAGATATGAGGCAGTTAGCTAATGAAGTTAAAGAAGCTATACGCTTAGGTGTAGATGCTGACTGGTATCAAAGATGGTCTTTACAATTACCTGCACTTATAGGAGATGCCAACATCACAGAGTTTAGTGGAGTCTTTGGAGTCACTTCTGAACAAGGTACGCCTGAACAAAACTTTAAAGATACTTTGCGTACTATGATTGAGGCTAGGAAAATAGACCCAGTTGCTAATCCTAAAGAATTTAAAAATGCTTTGTTAGAGAATGGTGTTGGTAAAAGAAATCCACAACGAATAGATAAACTAGTTAAGTTCTATCAAGATGGATTATTTGAAAGGATAGGAACTGGTCAAAAAACCGCAACATATGCTCAAACAATTAAAGAGTTAGCACAAGGAAGATTTTCTCCTTTTACAGTTATAGATAGACATATGATAAGGAACTTAGGATTAGTAAGACCTAATCTTAAAAATGAACCTACATCTGCCAGCGATTTAGATTATCAAATTGGTGAAGCACAGATGCAACTGTTAGCAGACCGAACATACAGAGTTGATGGTAAAGATTATATTTTTCCATCAGCACATCAAATACAAGCTTTGCTTTGGGGTTATCAAAGATATAAAACTAATGTACCTAACGAAGGTAGCTTTCAAGAATCTGCTTTACAGTCAAAGACAGAAGTAAATGAAATGAAAGCTATGATGCAAAACGGACAATGGCAAATGGATACGCCATTGAAAGACTACTTTATTTACTCACCAACTTTTACAAACCAGACAGGAACAAATACGACTGGTAATATTTCTGTGCTGCAGGAAGCAGCGTTGAACGCTGCAACATTTATTACCTTTGAACATATGGTTGGTAGAGATAGAGGTTATGCACCTGTAGGAAAAATAATATCTCAAGATGCAAGAAACCAGTTATACAAAGATATGATGCAAGCTACTACTGTAGGGCAATCAAATAGATTCTTAAGAACTTTAGGAATACCACATAGATTAGGAGTATCTGCTGGAACTTATGAAGGAGAGTTAAATTTAAATACACAAATAGCTTTACCTAATCAACCACCTGTAATTGTAGAAGCTGTATCTAAAGTAATGGGAGATGCTTTTTTACAAGACTCTGTTATAGTCACTCAACCCAAAGCAAGAGGTTATCAAAAGACTGGTGTTTATTTAGAGCGTAGAGATGGCAAACCTTTTAAAGCTCAAGAATTAAGAGATATATTTAATAGAGTACAAGAGCGAGACAATACAAAAAACTTTACTTATATGACACATCAAAATGCCAATGGTGTGACTTTTATTGATGATGCTAGTTTTTACAAACCAAACTACAATCGAAATGATTTAGATACATTTGCAGAATTTTTTAGAGAGGTTTTCCCAACACAAGAAACAGAGTATAATCTTAATTTATATGGACAAGAAGGAAGATACTACGAACATAAATCAGGCGACTATCGAGGAGCTATCCAAACGCTTGCAGATGCCAGTTTTGCCGGAGACGCATCCTTTGTACAGCGAGCCGCCATCAGCAGTCTTTATCTCCCCATCTACAGAGTCTACGAAAAATTCGCAGAAGAACAAGGGATAACGCCACCACCTACCAAACCTTTTGAAGAAGGTAATAGTTCTGTAATAACAGATACCAAAGGAATAATAGAAGCACAAGCTAAGGCTGATGCAGAAGTAGCTAATGCTAGTCCTACTGCTATTCCTAGAATTAATAACAATGCTAGTGGTTTTGCTATTAAAGTTGCTTTTGATTTTGAAGAAGGTGGCAATGACAACTACCTAGATATACCAGCATTTAAAATAGCAGATGCACCAGTACCTAAAAAATATGAAAAGCTTGTAGAAAAAGTTAATGGTCCAGCAAGAACTACTAAGTCTTATGGAGATGTTGCACTTGACTTACTTAATGATAATACTCCTGTAAGGAGATGGCTTACTACACTAAGGGCAGGCATAGTAGATAAAAATGCTGTTCAAGAATTATCTGTCAGGATGGGCATTACAAAGAATGAAGCACTAAGAACATTAGAAGCAGATGCTGCAACAGGTGCAATACAAGCATTGCGTTGGGTAGATAAGGCTAAAGGTATCTTTGCTTCTATGTTAAAGCATGGTTTTGTCACACTAGATAAAGGACTAACATCTGTACAAAAAGATTCAAAACTAAATCTTATAAATATTTTTGCACCCTTATATCAGAAATCTGAAAACGATAATGTTAATTATGAAGAGTTAGCCAAGCTTTATTTTATTGCTAGACGAGGAGAAAAGCTTAATGAGAAAGGTAAGCCTATTCCTCTTACAGAAGCAGAGATAGAACAAGGATTGCAAATAGGTGAGGATTATCTTTTTATAAAAGAAGTCTTTGATAATTTTCAAGAATACAACAACAAGACAATAGACTTTGCTGTTGATTCAGGAATATTATCTAATGAGCCTAACATAAAAGAAATTACAGATGCTCTGAAAAAAGCTGGTATTGAATCTACTAAGGGCAAAACTCCAGAAGAAATATTAGAGCTTGCTAGAAATTACAATGAAAGAGTTAAGCCTGAGAATAGAATAGAACTTAGGTCTACTGCACAAATCTGGAAGGATGACTCTGTGTATTATCCTTTCTATAGAAAGATGGCAGATGATTCTATTCAAGGTCCTAACATAGCTGGCGGTATGATGACTGGTAATCCTTTGAATGTAAAACTTAAAGGTTCTGAAGAGGCTGTCGATGTGCCATTCTTAGAAGCAATTTATAGAAACCAACTATCAATAGTGACTGCTGGTTCAAAGAATGATGCCTTACAAAAACTATTAAGAAACTTTGTTTTATCTGGAAGAGCAATAGAAATAGATGCAAAAGATGCTAGTGGTATGGATGTGCTATCAGCATATGTAAACGGCAGAAGAAGATTCTTTAGAGTTGATGATGCTTTTTATTTAAAAGGTTTAGAAAACTTAGGCATGGTAGATGATGCTGGTATTGTTAAAGCATTAGCGTTTCCAGCTACTGTATTAAGAGAGACTGTCACAAGAGACCCCGGTTTTGTATTGGTTAATATGTTGCGAGATACTTTGTCTGCAACTGTGACAAGTGGTGCTGGCATAACACCTGTCGTTGATACTTTTAAAAACTTTAAAGTATTTGGTAAAGAAGATTTATCTGACCTAGAAACATTTGGAGTATTGGGTGGGTATGATTATTCAGCAGATGGTGTGAGTGTAGTTAATTACACAAAAAGAATTCTTAGAGAAGAAGGCATAATAAACAATGGTTCTCTAAATCCTATAGATGCAACAGTAAGATTGTGGGATTACTTAGGCAGAAAAACTTATGAGTCAGATGGTGCTACTAGAAAGGCAGTCTATCTAAAAGTATTAGAAGAAACTGGTAGTCAAGCCGAAGCCGCTTACCAAGCCGCAGAAATAATTAACTTTTCTAGAAGAGGAAGCAACCCTTTCTTTAGGTTAGTGACTACAGCTATTCCATTTTTAAACGCAAGAATACAAGGACTAGATGTACTGTACAGAAGTATGACTGGTAAATATTCTGCAGCAAAGCCGGGAGCGACTTTCACCTCTCCTATGACAAAACTATCTGACAACACGCCTGATGCACAATTACAAAGAGATGTCATAGCTGGATTTATAACTAGAGGCGGAATGTTAATGTTAATAACAGCTATGTACTATGCTCTTGTATCAGACGAGCCTGAGTATCGTGCTAGACGAAGAGAAGAACGAGATGACAACTGGATGATATTTACAGGTAGTGACCTACCACCTTTAAAGATACCAGTACCTTTTGAAGTAGGAGTTTTGTTCAAGACATTACCTGAGAGATTGATGGATACTATAACTGGCAGAGGTAGTCTAGAAGATTTAGGAGAGTCTACTCAGAGGGCAATCACAAATACTTTTGGTGTAGACCCTTTAGGATTTCAAGCTATCAAGCCTTTGTATGAAGCTTATGTAGATAATCAAAGTGGCTTTACTAGAAGTCCTATCGTTCCACAGTATATGGAGGAAGGTCTAGAAGATTTCCAGCAGTATCGAGAGAACACAAATCAACTGGCTATAGCAATAGGTAGAGCCTTCAATATGTCTCCTATAAAACTAGAGTATGTTTTGAATGGATATGGCGGTACATTAGGAGGATACCTTCTAAGCTTAATAGACGGCACTCTAAGGCTTGCTACTGGCAAGGACATCATACCCCCTAGGATTGACCAATTACCTCTCCTGAAGCGTGTATTAGGCTCTGAGATAGGAGGAGGCTTACAGCAAGATTTCTACGAACTGAGACAAGAAAGTGCCAAGGTAGTAGCAACCCTTAACAGACTCAAAGAACGAGGCTTATATGACGAGTATGAAGCTTACAGAAAGAACAACGAAGGTCTGATTAGAACAAGACCACAAGTATTGGCATTGAATAGATACATGACTAAGTGGAGAGACAGAAGAGATAAAGTCTACAGAAACGAAACTATTAGTCCTCAGCTTAAGAAACAGATGCTTGAACAATTAGAGATGGAAAGAAACCTAAGACTTTCTAAAGTACCTGAACTTAGAAGAGAAGCTGGTACATATATCAACTACAACTAGCCTTCGACATCAGCCAGCCTTCGACCCCCTTTCGACATCAGCCAGCCTTCGACCCCCTTGTTTTGTTTTCGTGAAACACTTGTGTGTGAAACATTGACTAGTAATATTTTCTCAAAGCTCGAAAAATCTGGATAGCAGGATAAAGCCAGAAATCAGCAGAACTGAAACCCTTATAGCACAAACTATGACTGGTAATATTTTCGATGGAGCTAAAATTCGGGTGTCGCAGGTGGAAGTTGTTTTGGATTAGAAGTCTAAAGCTTCGCCTAGTTTTTCTATCAGCTTTTCTTCTTTGAATGGTTTGGTTCTAAAGAACCCTTTGTGTTGTGGATGCCTAGCATGGAACAACCTAGCATAGAAAGATATGTAATCATTACTAATCTTGAAGTCTCCTCCTTGAGTTTCTATCTCTCTATCCCAGCGTATCCGATTGATAATCGCCCATTGGGAATAATGTTTCCTTCCTGACTCTATCGCTCTTAGCGTGTACTCTTCAAACGCTTCCCACACTTGAGGATTTTTCTTATGCCAATCCCACCAATGTTTCTTTCGTTCTTCTAATTCTTCCTTAAGTTGTTCCGCTAGCAGACTCATATCTCTAAGTAGTTTTCATCCATGAATTCTGTCTCTTCAATATCTCGCCAAGTCCTTTCGATACCATCCTCGATTGGCTTGCCTTCATTGTCTAACCCATCCATGAGTTTATCGACAGCTTCTTCTAGAGACTCAGCTTCTACATGGTAGCATTGATAAGTCTTTTCAAGCATGATGACCTTTACTTTGTTAGCCATAAGTCTTACTCCTCATTGAAAATCTCTATATCGACTTGTTCGATTTCAAAGTCATCTAGACTTTCAGGTTCATTGCCATCGCCAACTCTTATTTCATTGTTGTGTTTCAACCACTTTTCAAGATTGTCTGTAATACCGACATCCTCTCTCTCTCCATAAGAATTTATATAAGTAATCTTATAAGCAATCATTTTACTGACCTCCCTAATTCGTTAGTATCTTCAAAGTTAATGAAGTTTTCTATACTTATCTGAGCATCATCGCCATACTCTGTGCCACGAAAGATAACGAATATGTCGTTGCCTTTATCGTTTCTATAGTGCATGGCACTTCCCTCAGTAGTTATATCTACCTGAGACATAGCTTCAATGACTTCATCCATCTCATCATCGCCCAAAGGATTGGTGCTTTCGATGGTATAGTTTCTTAAATCGACAGTCTGCTCTACAACATCAACAGAGAAGTTATATTGTGGAATAGACTCATCGCCCTTTTTAGAGACATAAAATGTCTTATCGTTTTCACTCATCATTTACCTCCATAAATAATTTAATAAAGTGTTCTGCATCCACTACAACGAGTGGCTTTGTTCTGTTTCTTTTGATGACTACCAAAGGTTCATAACCCTTGCAGTTTTCAGTAGCTTGTTCGTAAGCTTTCCATACATTCAAAGCTTCTTGGTTCTTACATTCAATACTGTAGGGAAACACATCTCTTGATTGCTTACCCATGATTATATCCTCGCCTTGACTACCCATAGGTCTTGACTCTAAATCCTCTTCGTCTAGTTTCAAAAACTCCACCAGTTTTTCTACAAACCATTTCTGTAAATTCCTTCCTTTTGCTTTTGCAGATTGTGGTTTCATAAACTATTACCAGTAATATTTTCTTCCAACAACTCGCCAACTTGTACTAACAATTCTTCTTCAGTTCCATAAGCTTCTTCAAATCTTTTCTTGTTTGGATGTCTGCTTATCGGTGGATTGTGACTGCCATTCCTATGATGGATTGCACACAAGGGCAAGACTTTCATATGACTTCTCTCGCCATCTATGATGTGATGTATTTCTGCTGGTGTATTTGGATACCCATTATTGAGGCACACTATACATCCCAACGCTCTTACTCTGTCCATATGTTTCTGTTCTTCCTTAGTAGGTGTCTTGCCCTTCATGTGTTATGACTAGGTATGATGTTAGCAAAGTACCAATTAAGTCTAAGCACCATACCTAGCTTGTTCTCTCCTCTGAGAAACTTCTCTTGTTCGCCAAACTTCATAGCCAACTTCAAGACTCTTCAGCTTTACTCGTATAGCTTCTAGAGTTCCCTTGGCTACCCCAACTTTTATCCTAGCATCCTTCAACTCTTCCGATGCTTCGGCATAAGTCTCCTGACCGCTATTGGTTTTGATACCACTATCCAAAGCTTTCAGCTTCAACACAGCTTGCAACTGCTTGACCTCCGCTTCTTTCGTGTGTACTTGTACCATCGCATCTTCGATTAGAGGTGCTAACTTTCTAATCATGTGTTGCCAGTTTTCAATTACTTCTTCACTCATGACAAAATATTACCAATCATAATTTCTGCGTAAAAAAATCTGCGTTGTTAGATTTGATAGCTTGATATTTGTCAGCGTTTTCTTCGATGACTTCTGCATCTTCTATCTCGTCTCTCATGGCTGGTGTGCAGACACAAACCAAATCAACTCCTTCGCTGTAGACAACTTCCCAATCTTCATTATCAGCTAAGTCTACTTTTCTTTTAGCATCTTCAAGGTTGTCAGCTTCAACTGTTATCTCTTCAATCCTATTAATAGATAACTCAAATGTGTAAAGTCCTCTACTCATTTTCGACCTCCTCTACTTCAAACTCAATGTTAGATAGATTTAGCTTGTCGTTAGTTTCCTCAATCGCATCTTCATAAGTTTCAGCTTCTACTTCAAACTCAAACTCTCCTTTAACTATAAATGTCTTACCCATCATCGACCCCCATTGTTGCTCTGCCCTCAAGCAATTCTCCTATCTCACATTCAAAGTCTTGAAGTTCTCTGATAGTTCTTTGCTTAAGTGCATCCATCATATTCTTAATTGCCGAGTAGCTAGGTTCTTCTTTCTTTTCCAGTTCATTGAATACAGTTTCTAAAACCTCATGAACCTCAAATTCAAATCTCCTTTCTACTATCCCATATACCCTATCGAATATCTTATGGTAGCCATCGTATGATGGTAGATTACTTCTCTGTTTCTGTGCCATCTGCACCTCCAAAAAAATTAGTTAAGTCTTTCTTTTCAAGAATTCTATTGCCATAAAGTTCTGTGAAAATCCTTCTCCCTATAGGAAAAGGATGAGGCTCTTGGTTATATGCCCTCCTTTCCCTAGAGTTCTCGTTGTACCAAAGCTTGAAGTTCTCTTCAAAACCTATCTTGCTGTCATACTCAAATTCCATAACAACTAGAATGGCACATCAATATCTTCCAAGACTGGATGAGTTCGCTTCTCCTCTTCAGGCTTAGGCTCTTCAGCTTTAGTCTCGGTATTTTGTTTCATAGGAATATCAAGACGAGCATACTTGTAGTCGTTGCCATTCTTACTAGTCCTATCCCAAAGAGCAACTCTGAGTTCTGCTGGTTCTCCAGTCTTAACTTTCTCTACCAACTCTTTCAGAGTATCTCTGTGTATCTCAATCTTCCCAGTCCAATCAGGCTGTTTGTCAGTCTTTTTGTAATTGTTCTGATAGATTGCACCATCGCTTTGTGGTCTTTCGTCTGCCATATTAACCCTCCTTCTTGTCAAGTTCTTCGGCTTTATCTGTGAACAGCGTATCTAACTTTTCCTTGTGGTCAGGAAACTTCTCGCCCAATACTGCTATGTGCTTTGCATTAGACTTGTAGTTCGACCTGAGTTCTTCGGTGTTATCAAAAGCTGTGATAATCAAAGACATCCCCTCAACGAAAGCTTCTGCCCATCCTTCATCGTAAGCTGGCTCATCTTCTTTCTGAGTCTGTTCCTCTTTCATCTTGACAACTTTCTTAGCTGTTTTCTTTTTAACTTCCTCAGACTTCTTGTCCTTACTTTCGTCAGGCAAGTCATCCGAGAAACCCATGTACAATGATATACCCAATCCGAACATGGCAATCGCCTTCGTAAAACATCTCTGTTTATTGTCGTTGATTTGCCTACTATCAGGATTGATTATGCTATTGTTCTTGTAGTCCATAACTGGCAAGGTAGCAGAACGACTGCACTCGCCAATGGTTATAGTGACAGCAACTTCCAAAGTGCCATCCTCAAATTTCTTCGGCTCATGGTACAGATACTTAGCATCAGGATAACTCTGACAGAGCAAGTACCATGCTCTACTCCATGAAAGGTAAGACAAGTTCATCTTCTCTTCCACATATTCTGAGACATCTACTTGAGATAATGTCTCCCATATTTCTTTATAGTCAGACATTTGCACTAGCCTCCATCTCCATCTGTTCATTCCAGTATGCCTCTAGGTCAGGCAACTGTGCTTGTATGATTTCATCAAGGTTATAGCAATGAGCAACTCCATGCTTCTGCATAACCTTAGCTTCAGACTTCTTGAGTTTCCTAACCTCGTCAATTCTGATTAGTCTGTTTCCATCTGTGTACCAGTTCTGATTGTCAGCATCCTGACAACTTGAGTAGTTCCAAGAAAGATAACATTGCTCAGTCACATCATCCTCAGCCTTGGGATGTTCTCCCCATTTGTATTTACTAGACACCATTGCTTTGTCATAGTATTCGTGAAAACCATCACGACAAGTCGTGGTGATTAGGTAAATATTACCAGTTATATTTTCATCCATCGGCTACCTCCATAGCGTATTGATTACAAAACTGTGAGACATTGCAGTAGTCTTTGCATTTA